CATGATGACCTGATGGAGAGACTGCTATCAGCGCGGAAGAAATAGGAGGGTTTTGATGAAATATGTGAAGAAAAAGCTGTCAGAACTGAAGCCTTATGAGAACAATCCGAGGATAAATGATGAGGCGGTGGACGATGTTGCGGAGAGCATTAAGCAGTGTTCCTACATCGCACCGATCATTATTGACGAGGATGGAATGATCCTGGCGGGGCATACCAGATATAAGGCTCTGAAGAAGCTTGGATATAAGGAATGCGAGGTTGTCATTGCTTCTGATCTGACAGAGGAACAGAAGAAAAAGTACCGTCTGTATGACAACAAGACGGCGGAGATGGCTTCCTGGGACCAGAAGAAGCTGAGCGCGGAACTATGTGATGTGGATTTTCAGGGATATGATTTCGGTCAGCCTGAGACGGCACTTCCTGATGAAGCTGAAGAGGACGGCCCTAAGATGATGACATGTCCATGCTGCGGGGAGGTGTTCGAGGTATGAAGCTGGAAAGACTAAAGCTTGCGGACATTGAGCCGTACAAAAATAATCCGAGAAAAAATGATGATGCAGTGAATGCCGTTGCGGAAAGCATCCGCCAATGCAGTTATATCACGCCGATCATCGTGGATGAGGATCATGTGATCATAGCTGGCCATACCAGATACAAGGCGCTTGTCGCTCTTGGCATGGACGATGTGGAATGCTTGATCTGTGATGGCCTAACCGAAGAACAGAAAAAGAAATACAGGTTCCTGGATAACAAGACCGGCGAAAAGGCCACATGGGATCTGATGAAGTTGGAAGTCGAACTGGAAGGACTTGATCTGGAAGGGTTCGACTTTTTTGGTATGGCGGAAGACCTGCCTGTGGACGGTGACGGCAGCGGTGGTTCTGAGAAGGAACTGACCGGTACCACGGAAATAGATGCGGAGGTGTTTGGGGATGAAGAATTCAAATACGAATGCCCGAACTGCGGTTTCCGGTTCAACTGAGTTTCCGTGGAAGTGGAATCTGTCCGATCTGGAAAGCAGACCTAAGCATGGGCATACCGTGTTTTCCTGCTTCTCCTGTGGCGGCGGTTCCTCTATGGGATACAAGCTTGCGGGATTCGATGTCGTTGGGAACTGCGAGATCGATCCTGACATGATGAAGGTATATAAGCAGAATAATCATCCGAAGCATTCATTCCTGATGGATATCAGGGATTTCCTGAAGCTGCCGGACGAAAAGATCCCGGAAGAGTTGTTTCATCTGGATGTGCTGGACGGTTCGCCGCCTTGCTCTGTATTCTCCACGGCGGGAGTCCGGGAAGAAGGCTGGAATACGGAAAAGGTATTCCGGGAAGGTCAGGCAAAGCAGAGGCTGGATGATCTGTTCCTGTATTTCATAGCTATTGCAAAACGCCTTCAGCCGAAGGTGGTGATTGCGGAGAATGTGAAGGGTATCATCATCGGAAACGCAAAAGGCTGGGTCAACCAGATTGTGAAGGGTTTTGACGATGCCGGATATACGGTGCAGATTTTTCTGTTCAATGCTGCAAGGATGGGCGTGCCTCAGAAAAGAGAGCGCGTCTTTTTTATCGCGCATCGGAAGGATCTGGATTATCCAAAGCTTTCCATGAACTTCAATTCAAAAGCGATCCCGTTCAAGGATGTCCGGGAACCGTATGGCAAGGCAATGGATCCGAACAGTATGCAGGCGAAGCTTCTGAAATACAGGATTCCTTCTGACAGGTGCATCGCGGATATCAATGAGAGGGTGAGGAAGGTGAAGAACAACGGCTTTTCCACTCCGATCAACAGGGATGATGAGCCGATACAGACGATCGTTGCCGGCAGTAGCCTTTACCGTATGTGTGATGGCCTGCTGATGACGGACAAGGATATCATAGGCTGCCAGACATTTCCGCAGGATTATGACTTCATGGATCAGAGCGTCCAGTATATCTGCGGCATGAGCGTTCCGCCGGTGATGATGGCGAAGATCTCCGAGCAGGTGTACAGGCAGTGGCTTAAAGGTGGTGATGCGGATTGAAGATGCGGAAGCTGAAGAAATACAAGCCGACAAAGTTCAAGGCGAAGGATTCTGTCTATGACAAGGACGCGGCGGATTTTGCGGTCAGCTTTATTGAATGTCTGTGTCACACCAAAGGAACCTGGGCTGGGAAGCCGTTTGAACTGATCGACTGGCAGGAACAGATCATCCGGGATGTGTTCGGAACCATGAAGCCGAACGGATACCGGCAGTTTAATACGGCTTATATAGAGATCCCGAAGAAACAGGGCAAGTCAGAACTGGCTGCGGCGGTGGCTCTGCTCTTATGCTGCGGTGATGGTGAAGAGCGTGCTGAAGTTTACGGATGCGCGGCTGACCGGCAGCAGGCGTCCATCGTTTTTGAGGTTGCCGCGGATATGGTCAGGATGTGTCCCGCTCTGAATAAGAGGGTGAAGATCCTGGCTTCGCAGAAGAGGATCATCTTCCAGCCGACCAACAGCTTTTATCAGGTGCTGTCTGCGGAAGCGTACAGTAAGCACGGTTTCAATATCCACGGGGTTGTGTTTGACGAATTGCATACGCAGCCGAACAGGAAGCTTTTTGATGTAATGACGAAGGGTTCCGGCGATGCCAGGATGCAGCCTTTGTATTTCCTGATCACAACTGCCGGAACGGATACGAACAGCATCTGCTATGAAACACACCAGAAGGCAAAGGATATTCTGGAAGGACGCAAGATTGATCCTACCTTTTATCCGGTAATTTATGGTGCGGATGAATCCGATGACTGGACGGATCCGAAGGTCTGGAAGAAGGCGAATCCCTCTTTGGATATAACGGTGGGGATCGACAAGGTGAAGGCAGCCTGTGAATCGGCAAAGCAGAATCCGGGAGAAGAAAACTCCTTCCGTCAGCTGAGGCTGAACCAATGGGTGAAGCAGGCGGTTAGATGGATGCCTATGGAGAAATGGGATGCCTGCGCTTTTCCTGTGGATGTGGAAGAGTTGGAAGGGCGTGTCTGTTATGGTGGTCTGGACTTATCCAGTACGACTGACCTGACGGCGTTTGCCCTGGTATTTCCCCCTGTGGATGAAGAGGACAAGTATATTGTGCTTCCTTATTTCTGGGTTCCGGAGGAAACGCTGGATCTGAGAGTGAAAAGGGATCATGTTCCGTATGATGTCTGGGAGCGGAAAGGCTTTCTGGAAACAACGGAAGGAAATGTGGTCCATTACGCCTATATCGAGAAATTCATAGAGCGGCTGGGCGAGAGGTTCTACATCCGGGAGATTGCTTATGACCGGTGGGGAGCAACGCAGTTATCGCAGGATCTGGAAGGAATGGGATTCACGGTGGTTCCGTTCGGCCAGGGGTTTGCTTCCATGTCTCCGCCGACTAAGGAATTGATGAGGCTGGTGCTGGAACAGAAGATCGCACATGGTGGTCATCCGGTTCTCAGGTGGAATATGGATAACATCTACATCCGGACGGATCCGGCTGGCAACATCAAAGCGGATAAGGCGAAGTCCACGGAGAAGATTGACGGTGCCATTGCGATGATCATGGCTCTGGACAGAGCGATCCGTTGCGGCAATGAGAAGGAAGAATCAGTTTATGACACAAGAGGATTATTGGTCTTTTGAGATGGGAGGAAATTGCGATGGGAATACTGAACGGTTTATTTCGGAGCAGGGATAAGCCCACGGACAGGACAGCAGGAAGTTCGTATTCGTTCTTCTTAGGCGGGACTGCTTCTGGCAAGTACGTGACTGAACGATCTGCGATGCAGATGACGGCGGTGTACTGCTGCGTGAGAATCCTGTCGGAGGCGGTGGCAAGCCTGCCATTACAATTTTACAGATATACCGATGATGGCGGTAAAGAGAAAGCGGTGGAACATCCGCTTTATTTTTTGCTCCATGATGAGCCGAATCCGGAGATGACTTCCTTTATTTTCAGGGAGACTCTGATGACGCACTTGCTCCTGTGGGGAAATGCGTATTCGCAGATCATCCGCAACGGTAAGGGTGAAGTTGTGGCTCTGTATCCGCTGATGCCGGATCGGATGAAGGTGGATCGTGATGAGCATGGAAGGCTTTATTACGAATACACCGTCTATGATTCGGATGATGTGGACGGCAGGAAGGGTACCAATAAGGTTGGAAGAACCGTGAGGCTTCAGCCTCATGATGTGCTTCATATTCCGGGACTTGGCTTTGACGGATTGGTTGGGTATTCGCCGATTGCAATGGCGAAGAATGCGATCGGCCTGGCAATCGCCACGGAAGAGTATGGCAGCAAGTTCTTTGCGAACGGCGCTGCTCCTTCCGGTGTACTGGAACATCCGGGAACTATTAAGGATCCGAGCAAGGTGAGAGAAAGCTGGCAGGCTACCTTCGGAGGAAGCGGCAATTCCAATAAGATCGCGGTTCTGGAAGAAGGCATGAAGTACACGCCGATCAGTATCAGTCCGGAGCAGGCTCAGTTTTTGGAGACAAGGAAGTTCCAGATTGATGAGATCGCAAGGATCTTC